AAGTATAAACGTCTGGCGTGATGCGGAGCGGCGGCCGAAGAGGGGCGTGATATTATGATTAACGGAGAATCGGGGCTTGCCCGCTATTGCCCGCCTGTACTCGGTATGGTCTATAAGCCGTCAATTAAAAAAGTCTTTTTCAGTAACGGGGCGGTTATCAGTATTTTCTATGGATCGGAGCCGGAAAAGTCCAGAGGGGCGCAATCGGATTGGCTCTGGTGCGATGAAATACATAAATGGCAATATCCGGAAGAAACCTTTGATAACCTTCTTCTTGGTTTACGTTTAGGAAGCAATCCCTTATGCGTGGTAACGAGTACGCCGAAACCGACGGCATTTACCAAGCGGCTTGAAGGACTGACAAACAGCGAAGGGAAGCCCTGCGTACACGTAACGGTCGGCAGTACCTATGAGAATAAGTCAAACCTTTCTCCGGCATTTATCAGTACGATTGTTTCAAAGTATGAAGGGACCCGTTTAGGGCAGCAGGAACTCTATGCGCAAATCCTTGACGATAACCCCAATGCCCTCTTTAAAAAAGACTGGATAGAAAATAACAAGGTTGACGTTTTACCGCTTGTTGCAAACCGCTATCGTATTATCGTGAGCGTCGATCCTGCGGCAAGCCATTCGGCAGATTCAAACCATACCGGTATTATCACGGTATTAGAGGGCAGCGCACCTGAACGGCTTATCAGCGCCGCTGCTATTCAGCACAAAAACGAAAGCCACTACTACGTGTTAGCTGATGCGTCTCTTATCGGAACACCCCATCAGTGGGGCTTAACCGTAAGGGCTGCGGCCGAAACGCACAAAGCCGATACGGTTGTCATCGAAGACAATCAAGGCGGCGACATGGTAGAAAGTACGCTCATCAATGCAGGGGTAACGCAGCGTATTCAGCGTGTGCGGGCAGTGCATTCAAAACTCGCACGGGCGCTTAACTCATCTACCCTTTGCGAGCAGGGACGTATTCACTTCTATAGAAATCCTGCTACCTATAACGCGGAACACGGAACCGATCCGCTGGATATGCTTGAGGATGAATTATGTAACTGGCAGCCGGGCGACGATAGCCCCGATCGCATGGACGCATTCGTTCACGCAATCAATTATCTAAAACCCGATTTAAAAGACTTAGCGCAGGAAGATAAAGCAAAAAGAGCATTGTTTAATGTTCTGGGAGGCGGACTGTAAAATGAAACTGGCAGATTTTTTTATGCGGAACCGGAGCATCTCCGGTTTATTCTTAGATAGCGGCATTACAAAACGGGATGCAGCTGAAGCATTTAGCAGCGTAAAAACGGACTATGTGCTGTCCCGTTCTCTGTATTCGTCGGCGCCATCGCATCAGAGCGGCTATCTTGACTATGCGCTGGGTAACTACTGTACCAAGCTCTATATCGATACCTTTTGCTGGTTTATCGGCTTACCTGATATTCAAGCGGAAAGCGATACGTTTTCAAAAGCGATACAAGCGTTTTTAACGAGAAATAAGACGCTGCTATTCAATATTTACAAGCAAACAATGGTAGACGGTAAGCATTATGTCTGGATAAGATTAGAGCAGACTACAACGGGAAAAACTGAAATCCGCATAAAGCAAATCCCTCTTGAGCTTGTTATTGAAGATGATTGTATCAAAGACCTTACAGGCGGCTATACGCGCTTCGTAACTGAAACAGTAGAAAAATGGAAAGAGAGAGGCGTAGACCGTAAAGCGGTTATCCGCATCACCCTTGAGGCTGGCAAGGAAACAATCGACATTGACGGCGACCTTCCTGCGGGGTATCGGCAGAAACAAACGGTCAACCGTACTGCCTTCCCGTTTGTGCCGGTATTTTGCCTTTATAACAACAAGCAAACATTCTTAAAAGACGGCATCCCCGAAATTGCTCCGGCGGTTCCGTTTATCCGCCGGTATGACGCGACCTTGCGGAAAGTCGGGCGGCATATCGACAATATTCTTGAGCCGCGCTTATTGGTCAAGGTGAAAAACGTTGCGCAATTTCTCAAATACTCATTCGGTCTTACGGATGAGAAAATCGGACATATCGCAGAAGGGAAAGAAGCGGTTGATATGACGCAATTTAAGGCGGCTATTATGGACGGTGAAGATGCGGCAAGCGATATACGGTATGTCGGGCAAAACAATAATGTTGAAAGCGCGGTATCCCTTCTGAAACTCTTACACTGGATTATCGTTGAGCTTACGATGCCTGAATACCTGTATGGAACGGCGATGCAGTCAACCAATGCGAGCGTTGCCGAGCAGTCTCCCGTATGGGCAAAGAAGGTGGAGGGGCGGCAAGGTGAATATAACGAATTTTACTATTGGCTTGCCGATGTGTTCAAAGCAGCCCGCATTGCGCTTGCAGGACGTGATGAATTTGCTGGGGACGGAGGAGCCGATGAGGTAATAGTCCGCTGGCAGGAATTGACGGCAAAAGATGATGTTGCAATGATGAACGCCCTCGCCACCTTTGTCGGCGCAATGGATAAAGCCATGACAATGGGTTTAGTCTCTCCCAAAAGCGCCTTTAATACCCTTAAAACCTTTATGGCAATCCCCGCAGACTATGAAACGGAAAAGGACGCCGCTAGTGAATGGCTCAAGCTCAAAATCCGGCTTGAAGCCTTGCAGGACAGAATCCGCAGCGGAGATATAGAAGCCGAAGCTACGATTGAAGACCTCTTTAAGAGTGCGTAAATGGACTTTGATTTATCGGGCTTGCCGGAAGAGCTGCAAGGCTTTATCCGCACTGCATTGCAGGGGCGGCGCAAGGCATTACTGACCGCCGAAGCGGAGATAAAAGCGGCGTTGCAAGAAAGTATCAATCGCATACGGGATCGAATTGGCAAGCGCGGCGTTTTTACCGGCATTACTCAAGAACTGGCAGGGCGCATAGCAGAGGAAAAAGTCTTTTTTGCTTCCGAGCTTGAGCGTATTACGCAGGAAGGATTAACCCGCGCAGCGTATGCGGGGCTTTTTGTCGGGGAGCAAACAAAACGGTATTACAAAGAAAAAGGCTTACTCAAATTTCGCCTGATTGAAAAAGACGTGCTCCGTGAAGCGGAGATAATCGCAGAAAGCACTCTGCGCAAGCAGCGGATATTCAAGAATAAGCCGTTTGTCCTTTCGGACAGAATATGGGACATATCTGATAACAACTATGAAAAGATAAAAGAAATTATTTCAAGCGGCATCAATACCGACTGTGTAAAAGTTGCAAAAGCGTTGCAGCAGTATGTCAAAGAAGGCGCTGAAACGTTCGTAAAAGACTACCCGAATATGTGCGACAGGATGGGCGGGCGGGTTCCGAAGAGCTTAAACTATGAAGCCTTACGGCTTGCCCGCAATGAATTATCCGAGGTGTATTGGCAGGCAACGATTGAAGGCTTTAAAGAAAATCCTGCTGTGAGGGCAGTAAAATGGCTTTTATCGAATAACCGGCTGCCCGGCTATCACGATATTTGCGACACGATGGCGTATGCCAATGCTCACGGACTGGGCGCGGGGATTTATCCCGTTGATGATGCCCCTGAAAAGCCGCATATCTGCTGCCTCTGCACACTAGCGCCGGTGATCGCAAAGGATATAGAGCGCGGCGATATTGCCAATAAGCTGCCTGAAAATTGGGAAGCAATCAAAACACGGCTGGAGAATACCTCCGCATTTACTAATCTGGAAGAATTAACCGAAGCGCAGAAAGAGAAACTGAAAGAGCAGAGAAAAGCAGCGTATCGAGTAAGAGCAGAAAAGAAAAAACAGCAAAAAGCCGAACTTGAAAAGAAACTTCAAACATACTATAGTAATCCTACTGAATATCGGAATGCTTATGCCGAATGCTATGGCAGCACGGTGAATAAAGGCAAGCAGGCTAGACATCTTTTCGGTTCCGATAAACTTAAAGAAAATAGCAGCTACTTCAAAAACGACCTTGAAACCTTGCAAACGATTATCGATGAAAAGGCGGGGAAAGGCGTAATATCTTTGATAAACGGACGATTAACCGAAATAATACAGGATGATAGATTAAAAGGATTCAACAAAAGCATTATTGATAATAATCTTTATGAAACCGACAGGGCAAAAATTCATTATAGCAAAACCGGTATACATCTTGTACCAACATTAAAAGAGGTGTAAGAATGACAGAGATAGAATTGATAGAATGTTATAGAAACTCGCAGCATAAGAAAGTTACAGTAAAATGTACTAACGGCGCTCTGTTTGACGGTGTTTGCTCCGGTTTTACACGGGCAATCGACAATGAACCGGAGATAGCGTCTATAATGCTCGATCCTATTGGTAAAACAGAAAAGATTTTTTATGATATTTTTGCAAATGAAATAGAGAGTATTGAATTTGCGGGAGACTAATCCAGTGTATAATTCTATTTCCATGAATGGAATGAGAATGAATAAAATATGATAACAGAGTTGGAAATGGCAAAAAACGCTGGTAAAAACATAAAAGTTACCTTGCTAGATGGACAAATAATAATCGGATTCTGTAGAGGCTTTACCCAAGCTATAGACAACGAACCTGAAATAGCGGAGATAGATATAGAACTTGAAAACGGGCATCTAACCGGCGTATTTCAAGACGAAATAGAGAGCATCGAGGTTGTAGAGGGGTAAAAATTACCTTTTAGGTAACTTTCATTTGACATTTCATGGAGTGCGTGTTATACTAATAGTAGTTCAAGGAATTTTAAAATTTGCAGTTATCTATCGCAAACACAAAATTAGAAGATATATTGCTCGATATAGAAGATATAGCCGGTTCTAAGAATTTAGCGCAAAAATATCTTGGAAAAGAACTTGCAAAAGTATTGAAAAAGAGGATAAACGAACTAAAAGCAGCTGATACTTTTGCAAAATATCTTTCCTTTGGTATCGGTAAACCGCATAGTTTAGAAGGGATAGCATTTAAAGATTGCTATGGTGTAAGCCTTGATGCCCATAGACGATTAGTTGTTAAACCCATAACGGAAAACACTTCTGCGGAAGCACTCGCAGAATGTAAAACGGTTGAAATTAGAGGGATTGTAGAATATCATGGTACAAAAAATGAATGGATTATCTCGTGAGCTTATTATTCATCCGGGGGAAACTTTAAAAGAAATTTTAATAAATAAAAATATGTCTCAACAGGAACTCGCATTAAGAACCGGAGTAACAGCAAAACATATTAGCACGGTATTGAATGGTGAAAAGAATATTTCCGCTTCTTTTGCTAATAAACTTGAATATGCGCTTGGTATCGATGCTTCTTTTTGGATGACGTTACAAACTAATTACGATAAAGAAATTCTGGCATACGAAGACTTACATGCAATTTCTAGCGAGGAATTGGCTATTGTTAAAAAATTAAAAGATATTATACAATATTTGACGCAGAAAGATATGATACGATTTTGCGCCCAAGAGGATGAGAAGCTTTTACAATTAAGAAAATTTTTTAATGTCAGTAATCTTACTGTTATTCCACGTATAGCGTATTGTGCGGCTTATCGGGCGCAGACAAAAATAAAGATTGATAAATACATATTGTTTGGATGGCAAAGTGTCTGCGAACATTTAACCGAAAAAATGGAAGTTGCTTCTATCGAAGAAAGCGAACAAGGGAAACGCATCTTTTTACGCCTAGCGGATATAAAACAATGTATGATGTATTCCCCGCATGAATTTATTCCTCTTTTACAACAGATTTTTTCTTCTTGCGGTATTGCATTTTGTGTTGTTCCATCTTTTAAAGGTGCCCCTGTACAAGGCTTTATAAAATACATGGGGAATAACAAAACAATAGTATGTATGACATTTCGACAGAAACGAGCTGATATATTTTGGTTTACACTTTTTCACGAAATAGGACATATTATTAATGGGGATACAAAGCAAAAATTTATAGACTTA